AAGTGCTAAATTAAACTTGACTGCTACAACTGATGTTCACATTCCACATAGTGTTGGATTAGTATTTGATGCTAACGCAAGTGAAAAAATAGAATCTGATAATACTGATTTAACTATAAATTCAGGTGCTAAAATAAATCTAACTGCAGTTTCAGATGTTCATATTCCAAATGACGTTGGTATAGTATTTGGTGGAGCTAGTGAAAAAATAGAAGGTGACGGAACTGATTTAACAATCGCTGGTGCAAAGATTAATCTAGTTCCAGCTACAGATATTCACGTTCCTAAAAACAAAGGTATAGTATTTGATGATAATGGTAGTGAAAAGATAGAAAGTAATGACACAGACTTGACTTTAAACTCAGGCGCTGATATTAACTTAACTGCAACAGCAGATGTAAACTTACCTAACAACATTGGACTTGTATTTGGAGACGATGGTGAGAAGATAGAAGGTGATGGTACAGACTTGACAATAGCATCAAGTAATTTACTAAATCTAACTGCAACTACTGATATTGTGATACCAACTAATGTTGGTTTACACTTTACAGATGCAAATGAGAAGATTGAATCTGATGGAACAGATTTAACAATAAACTCAGGTGCTAAGATAAGTTTAACTGCAACTTCTGATGTTCATATACCTAACGATGTTGGTATTGTGTTCGGTGGAGCTAGTGAGAAAATTGAGGGTGATGGAACTGACTTAGTAGTATCAGCAAATAACCTACTGATAGATTGCGTTGCTGATTTAACATTAGACGCTGCTGGTGATGACATCTTATTATCATCTGGTGGAACTCATGAAGGTAATATAAATCTTGCAAGTAGTAATCTAACATTTAAATCAATTGTATCTGATAAAGATATGATATTTCAAGGTAATGATGGTGGTTCAGGAATTACTGCACTTACATTAGATATGAGTGCAGCAGGACTTGCTAACTTTAACAATGACGTTGTTGCATTCTTTTCTTCAGACGAAAGATTGAAAGATAATATAATAAAAATTGGAAATCCATTATCAAAACTTTCAGAACTTCGTGGTGTAGAGTTCGATTGGAACAAAAACAAAGAAGCATTTGAGGGTGAACATTCTTATGGTGTTATAGCACAAGAGGTAGAAAAAGTTCTTCCTGAAATCGTAACTGAAAGAGGTGATGGATATAAAGCTGTTAAATATGAGTTAATAGTTCCATTATTGATAGAATCAATTAAAGAATTACATAAAAAAGTAGAGCATATAGAAAAAAATTGTGAATGTTTGAAAAAATAACTTATATTTATTATTAACTATTATTAACATAAATTAAGAGGAAATGTTATGGCAGAAGAGTCAAAATTAGTTGACAAATTAGAAAAAGAATCTAAAGAAACCAAATTCACAGAAGACGAATTAAAGTCATTGAAGCAAATTCAACAAGACTATCTTGAATGTCAAACTGCCTTTGGTCAGGTTGCTATTCAAAAAATAGCACTCCAACAACAAATTGATGGTTTAGCAAAATCTGAAGAAGATTACGCTAAAAAGTATCAAGAAACTCAGGTTACTGAGAAAAAAGTTGGTAAAGAACTGAACGAAAAGTATGGTTCAGGCAACTTAGATCCCGATACTGGTGTATTTACACCAAGTACCTAATTAAATACTTAAAAAAACAAAGAAAAATCCCCACATTACGGTGTTTGGGGATTTTTTTTTATATTTATAATTAAATAAAAATTTCTTTATTTTAAAACTCATTTAGGAGAAACTCAATGGCTGAAAGAATAGTAAGTCCTGGTGTATTTACACAAGAACGAGACTTATCATTTCTTCCACAAGGTGTAGCAGACATTGGAGCTGCGATTATTGGTCCAACGACTAAAGGTCCGGCTTTTACACCTACTGTTCTGAATAACTATTCAGAATTCGAAGAAATGTTTGGTGGTCTCGATAAGCGTTTTTATACGCCGTACACCATACAACAATATTTACGTTCCGCTGGTTCGGTAACGGTCGTGAGGGTTTTGGGACTAGGTGGATATAAACCTGATATAATTACATTATCTTGTAGAATTAGTGGTTCAACTAAAGATCACGCATTAGCTGTTTTAGCACCATCACGTGGAGCTGTAAACGGTACTGGTGATTTAACACCATCTACAGGTAGTGGAACTTTTACAAACTACACATTAGTAGTTAGTGGAAGTAATGTCACAACCTATACAAAAACAATTTCGTTTAGTACAGGAAGTGCAAATTATATTGGAGATGTCCTTAGTACAGATCCTCAGATATCAGATGATGGAGCAGGAACGACAGTTCCAGTCTATCTTTACAAAAACTTTAAGGGGATTCAACATTCCACAGGTTCAGGCGCTTGGCAAAGTGCAATTACCTCATCAACAGGAACACTTGATTTAAATTCAGGTGTAACTACATTTGATGCTGATGGAAATGCTGATTCATGGACAGGCAATAAAGATTATAATGTTGCTAGAACGCCATACCTACAATCACAATTGGTAGCTGGTTCAAGATATAACTTATTCAGAGTTTATACACGTTCACACGGAACGAATATGAACAAAGCTTATAAGACTAATATTTTGAATGTGAAGGCAGCATCATCAATAGCAGGTAGTGATTATGGTTCTTTCTCTTTACAGATTAGACACCATGCACCAAATAAAACAAAAGACAATCAGATAGTAGAACAATTTGATAATTTGACATTCGATCCAGCAGCACCAAACTATTTTGCTAAAATGGTTGGTGATAGGTTCGTTGAAATAGATTCAAATGGTAAGTTGACATACAAAGGTGATTATCCAAACTTGAGTAAGCATGTTCGAGTTGGTGATTATAAAAACTTAGAGAATATGCCAACAACCGTTGTTCCTATGGGACACAGCGCAGTATATATTCCTGTAGCTAGTGCACCAAGTGCATCTTTTGTTCACACACAACAGAATACTAATGGTGATTTCGATTCAAACATATTTTATGGTTTTGATTTCAATATGTCTAAACGTCCTGATAATGGTGAATATTTATCACCTATTTACAATACAGGCGCTACAACAGGTAATGTCTCTATGTCTCTTGAAAATATGTTAGGACACGCTGACGCAACTGCTTTAGCATCCACATATTCAGACGCTACGGAGAAAGTTACATTAGCACTTTCAGCTATTGGTCAGAGGAAATTTACAGTTCCTTTCCAATGGGGATTTGATGGTGATAATCCTGGTAATCCAAAACTCACAGGTAATGATATAAGTGCAACAAACACTATGGGATTTGATTTATCAAGTGCCACAGCAAGTGGTTCGATAGCTTATAAAAGAGCTATAAACGCTGTAAGTAATCCTGATGAGTTTGATATTAACTTGTTAGTAACACCTGGTGTGATACACAGATTACATCCAAAGGTAACAAATCACGCAATATTAAAAGTAGAAGCTAGAGCTGACGCTTTTTACGTGATGGATGCAGCTGCATATGGAGATACTATTGCTACAGTAACAAATACTGTAAGTACTTTAGATACAAACTATGCAGGAACATATTACCCCTGGGTTAAGATAGTTGATGCAGACACAAACAGACCAGTTTGGGTCCCGCCATCAGTTGTATTACCTGGAGTAATCGCATTTACTGATAAAGTAGCACACGAATGGTTTGCACCTGCAGGTTTAAATCGTGGTGGTTTGACAACGGTATTAGAAGCTAAGACAAGATTAACACACGCTGAAAGAGACGATCTCTATGAAGAAAGAGTTAATCCAATCGCTTCATTCCCTGGTCAAGGTGTTGTAGTTTTCGGACAGAAAACATTACAATCTAAACCATCAGCATTAGATAGAATCAATGTTCGTAGATTGTTGATTGCATTGAAGAAATTCATCGCATCATCTTCAAGATACTTAGTATTCGAACAGAATACAGTAGCTACACGAAACAGATTCTTGAATATTGTTAATCCATATCTTGAAAGTGTACAGTCCAATAGTGGTCTAAGTGCTTTCAGAGTAGTAATGGATGAAACTAACAATACTCCTGATGTTGTAGATAGAAACAGATTAGTTGGACAGATATTCATTCAACCTACAAGAACTGCAGAGTTCATTGTGTTGGATTTTGTTGTTCAACCTACAGGCGCATCGTTCCCTGAGTAAGTTTATCTTATAACATACGATGACGTATAATGGAAAACCCTGACTTTGGTTGGGGTTTTTCTTTTTATATAAAACTACTATAAAACTAAAAAGAACTATATATTGTCGATATTACTTATTTTTTAACTTTATGATATTTATATTAGAAGAAGATATGAAATGCTTTTAATGGAGACAAATAATGCCTGACATTTTAGATACTAATGAAATATTTTTTACCCCGTTTGAACCGAAAACAAAGAATCGGTTTATTATGTATATCGAGGGTATTCCATCATATTTAGTCAAAGCAGCTGCAAGACCACAGATACAGTTTGAGGAGATGGTTTTAGACCATATCAATGTTAAGAGACACCTCAAAGGAAAAGGAACTTGGCAACCAGTTGATATAACACTATACGATCCAATCGTTCCAAGTGGAGCACAAGCAGTTATGGAATGGGTTCGTTTAGGACATGAATCTGTAACAGGTAGAGATGGATATGCAGATTTTTATAAAAAGGATGTTACATTCAATATGCTAGGACCAGTTGGTGATATAGTAGAAGAGTGGACATTAAAGGGTGCTTACATAGCAACCGCAAATTTTGGTGAGATGGCTTTTGACTCAAATGAGCCAGCAGACATCACCCTAACATTACAGTATGATTACGCAATCTTACAATTCTAATAGGAGAATATAATGACTGAATGGATAGCAGCAAATTGGGAATATGTTTTAGTTGGTATTTACGCAATAGAAAAAATCGTAAAACTTACTCCAACAAAATATGACGATATCTTATTTGATATGTTACTTAAACCAATCAAAGAGAAATTCGCACCGTCAAAAAAATAATTTGTAATTTGAACAATTACTAATATAGTTATAATAAACAGGTTTTAAATCAAAATGATAATAATCAGAGGACATTTGCATGGCAAAAACTAACTTTCCAACGGAAGAGGTAAATCTTCCGTCAAAGGGATATTTCTATCCCAAAGAAAACCCACTTGCTTCAGGTAAGGTGGAAATGAAATACATGACAGCAAGAGAAGAAGATATTCTTACTTCACCTAATCTATTAAAGCAGGGGACTGCAATCGATAAACTTTTAGAAGCATTAATTGTGGATAAAAAGATTAAGTTAGATGATTTACTTATAGGTGATAAGAATGCACTTATTATTGCAGCAAGGATACTTGCATATACTAAAAGATATGATTTCGCTGCAATAGGTAATGATGGAGAAGAAACTACTGCATCGGTAGATTTGACTACTTTAAATGATAAAGAAATTGACTTTAAAAATATACCAGAGGGTGTAAATGAATTTCCATTCAAATTGCCAAATAGTGAGAGAGAGGTAGTTCTTAGAATTTTAACTCATATGGATGAAAAAGGACTTGGAAGAGAAGCTGAAGCATTACAAAAAGCAAAGATGTCTACGGGCATGACAAGCCGTATGAAAAGAATGTTAGTTTCAGTTGATGGTAATTCAGAAAGAGCACATATAAATAAATTTGTTGATACTGAACTTTTGTCTGTAGATGCATTAGAGATGAGAAGATATTTATTTACCATCACTCCTGATGTTGACATGACGACTATTGCTACTTACGCTGATGATACAGAGAGAGAGGTCGTAGTGCAGGTCACTGCACAGTTTTTTTGGCCTTCAACCCAGTCATAAAAAAGAAGTATTCGAAGAAATATTTCAACTAATATATCATGGCAAAGGTGGTTTTACCTTTGACGAAGCATATAACCTACCAATTCATATACGTAGATTCTATATACAGCGTCTTACTAAACAATACGCAGACGAAAATAAACAAGTAGAAAAGCAACAAAAGAAAATCATCAATAGTAAACGATAATGTAAAAACTTCTATATTTGATATTTATATATGAATCAAAATTTATAATCCTTTGGAGTAATTATGTCAGGTCGCATAGGTAGATACACATACAAAAATGAATCAGTACTAAAAGAATTTCTTGGAAAGTTAATGAAAGCTTTAGGTGGAAATAAAGCTAAACAGATAAGAAAAAAATTAGCGGCTGACCCAAAAATGCAACAAATCATGAAAAGAGTGGACCAACGTAATAAAGAGTTGGACAGTGAAATTGAAAAAAAGAGAAAAAAAGATCCTGAATATGATGCATTCATGAAAAAACATGGTTTATAAACTCACAATCCTGTAAGGAATACTAATGCCCAAAGACCCAAAAATAGGCGATGCATATAATGCTCAACTAAAAGAACTAGAAAAAAGTTTAGGTGCAAGTAGTGTCCTATATAAAGATTTAGTACATCGGGCAGGAGAATTAGCAGATTTAACAGAAGACTCAGTAAAATTTCTTGAAGACCAATTAGATATTGGTAGTCAATTAGGAC